TGCCTTTTCTTGCCGCCCTTGCCGTGCCGTATTCCTCGGACTTCGCAGAAGCAAATCTTTTCGCTACAAGCGTTCCTGCCTGCGGGTCGCCGGATAACCTCTGATTTTTAAAAAGGCTCGAAATCGTCCGTCTGCCGACATTCTCAATAATGCCCTTATATTCCTCTGCAAGTTTCAGCTTTCCATCTTCGGTTCCTGCCAAATCGGAAAGTTTTACAAGGTTTAATGAATCAATAGCCATTTTGTTTGTCCTTTCTTTTCTTTTTGATTTAGAAAATCACAGGAGCCGGACTGGTATCTTTTGCCGGAGTCTGCTTCGGCTCGGACTTGTCCGTAAACTTCGGCGCACTTCCGGCAGCTTTATCCTTGGCTTCGGCTTCTGCCTTTTCAGCTTCGGTCTGGTAGAAGTGGTCTTTTTCGTTCTCCTTAGCCAGATAGTCTGACAGCCCCATAAATGCGCCGTCCTTCCACTTCAAGCCGTCCTCGCCCATGATTTCACGCATAAGCGAATCCCTGACGCGTCCTGATTCGATTTTCAGCTTGTCAAACTCGCCTTTGAGATAATCCCGCTGGTCACGCTCCAAAATCTGCTTCGTAGCCATGTCCTGCGCTTCTTTTGCCGCCTGCTTATACTTCTGGATTTCCTCTGCCTGCTTCTCCGGGTCAATGTCCTTGAACTTCTCCAGGGTTTCATTTGCCGTATCAAGCTGCCCTTTGTAATTGTCCCGGTCTGCTTCTGCCGCTGTCAGCTTTTTAGCCTGCTTGTCAAACTCGGCAATGGTCTTATAATTCTCCGTCACCGCAGCATTGACCGCCGCTTTCTGCTCGTCCGTAACCTCAATTCCTGCTTCTTTCAAAATCTGTTCAATGTTCTTCATGTGTCGTTATCCTCCTAACATGGTTTTTAACAGCGTGTCCGCTGTATGGATTTAGGCAGATAAACCTCTGCCGGGGTAATCGGAATGGGCGGACTCGAACCGCCGTCCCTTGCAAAGTAGCACCTCACAGTGCTTTACCGCTAAGCTACATCCCATAAGCAAAACCCGTGGCTGTCCAGGTTCCGCCCCAGCCATTCCAGTGGATTTCTTGTCCATCCTGGCATTTTCGTTCTTCGTGGGGGTTCGGCCACGCCCACATCAGCAGCAGCCGCTGCAAATCGGGAAAGTTGGAATCGAACCAACAATGTTTACCACATGGGAACGGTTTTACAGACCGCCGCAACACCACCAATCGTTGCCGTTTCCCGGGGAGTGCGCCCGCCCACAAGGGGCAGACGCTTGATATGGAAATGTGGGGCTTGCAATATGCTCATTCCTCAATCTGCCTAGGATTTTGCGTTGAAGTTTTGCAAATTGCTTTGTTTCGGTCTGCCCCATGACCGCATGCACCCCTGCGGAATCGAACCGCCTTTACAGCACCATTACTGACGGATGCACCCTCTTGAAAGGAGGGTAGGAAATTTATCGAAAATTAGATAATGTCAAAATAAAAATGCCAGCAAACACGATTTCTCGTATCTACTGGCACTGAAACTTTGTTACTGGCACTAAGCATTATTCTGTTTTTTTGAAAAACAAATCAGCTTTGAGTTCCTTGAAATAATCTTCACAAGCCTGTTTATACCCCTGATTGTATGCCTGACTTTCTCTGATTTCTCTGTTCATCTTATCGTCAGCGTTCTTTTGCAGTCTGTTTGTTACTTCTTCGTATTTATCCTTTAATTCTGACATGCTTTTACCTCCATATCCTTAATATCCATAACCGTTTCCCTCTTGCACTTCGGGCAGAACACAATGAGGTTTTTCGCCTCCGTGTCCGGTCTGATTTTCGTTCGTGTTTTTCCTCCGCAGATGGGGCAGAGTACCCATTTTTCTGTCATGGTCATTCTCCTATCAGTTCGGGATTGTCGAAAATATTTCCGATAACAATCGCAGAATGTTTTTCAAGCGCATCATCTAAAAACGGAGCACATTTTCCACACCAAATTGTAAAGTTTCCTTTGATGAACCTTACATCTCCTTTGTAATTCTCGCCGTATGCAGAAAATGATAAAATATCCCCCTCAAAAATCTTCTTTCCGTTCTTGTCGGTCAAGCCTGTGTACTGGCAGACGGTTTCAGGGTCTACCTCTGTAACATCTGTATCATGAACCGTTCCGTCATCATCAACACCGAATAGATACCCGATGTATGCCTTTGCTTATATTGTACCGCAGTTTGGCGGGGTAGTTGTACCAAGTTAAAGGCTATTCATCTTTCTCCCACTCTATCACCTTTCCGCACCACGGACAGAAATTTGCAAGTCCTGCCCATCGTCCTATTATTGGCTTTCCGCAATCGCACCAGCCCCAAAGTTCAATTCCGTGTTGGTCGATTTCTTCCGGCTTCGCCCTATGGCAATGCGCTATTCCCTTTGATTGCCCATATTTTTCCTTTGCTTTATTGTGTCCGTCCGTATAGCCGTCACTATATGCATTTTGGAATATTTCCTCTGCACGGCTTAAATATCTGTCAATGTTCTCCATTCCCATATCCTCCCTTTTGCGGTTTCCGACAGGGGAAAACTCCCCTATCAGAATTGTTTTGTTTTCGACAGGGCAGTGACCGCTTGCTCCTGTCTAGCGTAGAGCGACTACGCAACATGGATAGGTTGGGAGTCGAACCCAACAGCATACCTGCGGTTTCCCGGTGTGAAAGCTTACAAGACGGAATCGAACCGTAATCGCACGTCATTAGTCATTCACTTGACCGCTCCATACCCCTTTTCGGAACATTACTATCCACATTTAGAGCGATAACCACTCGCCCCAATGATACCTCCCCTGCGTTTACCGTTCTTGACGGATTGCAACGCCCAGTTCTCTTGTGGTATCTTCCCAGGCTAGGACAGGTGCGGATTTGAACCGCACACCCACAAACTGTTGCGTCCTGCGTATGCCCTCTACATCAATCTGTCCTTCGTCCATTTTCTGTCTGCAAGAACTGTGCAGGGGAATTTCTTCAACCAAATACATCATAGCATAGATTTTTAATGGATTTGTACCAAGTTAATCTATGGTTTCAACTTCTACAGGAATCCACATATCAGGATTGAAATTGAGCGTATATTTATATTTAGATACCGCATTTGCACCTAGGTTTAAATCCTCAACAACATATGTAACATTGTCGCTCAATCCAACAAAGTGTTTAACATACGTGCCGTTGTCCTCCACGATAATTTCAAGCTGGTTGTCTGCTGTATCTGCTGTGATTGACATTTTTCCCGTCATCTGAAACAGCACATCTCCCTCAATACAGTTAATTACTGTAAGCCGACGCACCACATTGAAATTATCGGCTTGCTGTGACAAATTGTAATCCACCCGGCCTGCTTCTGTACCGCAACCAGTCATTCCCAACGCAAGCATGACAGCCATTCCAACAGCAACGATTTTCTTTTTCATTTCGCATATCCTCCATTTCTTTTGATAATTCTATTGTAGGATATTTTTCTATATTTGTTGTACCAACTTAAAGCAAAAGAGCGGCATCACTGCCGCCCTCTGCAATATTACATCTCTGCAATTTCTCTCGCGTATTTTCTGATTATCTGCCTTTCCTCTGCCACATCAGAATCACGGTAAATTTGCTTTAACATACCGCACACGCCTGACATAAAATCTTCCAGGGCGTCAAGCATTTTGTTCTTTGTCATATCGTCCCGGCTGTTTGAATACTCCCTTTTACGGCTCCTGTACTCGTCCATATCGGTATCATCACCAGACAGGCGGGAATAGTTCGGGCGGTGTACATATCTTCCCGTGGTTGCACTTCTTCCACGGCGGTAGGAATTGCCGTTGTCGTAATCGTTGGAGTAGTTCCCCTCCCGGCTGTAATCGCCGTTACGGGAATACCCGCCACGCTCTGCAAGCCTCTTTAATGTCTGTCCGTGGTTATAAATAGCTTGTTCCTCATGAGGAATTAAAATTTCATGCGGTATGTATTCCTGCGGTTTCGTTCCAATGACTGGATATTTGCCATTTACAATATTCATTCTTCTTTCTCCTTTTTATATCTCCTTGCGCCCTGATTCGCTTGCTTTGTCTGCTCCCTGCCGAAATCAGCTACCTTTATGCGGTCATACTGCGGTTGTAAATCGTTTGTCTTGCAGAAATCATTGTAAGCCTTGTTTTTCTGCGTTAGTTGATATGCCATGCGGTCATAATCCCTCTGCAATATCTCCTTAACGTCCGTTTCTGCCACACCTGCGATTTCCTGCTCTTTGACAATCAGCTTTCGTTTCCATGCCCGTAGGCTCCGTTCCATAGTGCGCTGTTTCTGCTGTAATTCATACCGCTTTTTGTTTTCCTCACTGTCTATTTTCAGATTGCCTTTTTCGTCCACATAGGGGTTTCGTAAGCGTGGGTCCCAGGGCTTGTGAGAATGCCTGCAATTATACCCATGCAATCCAAGCGGATTTTTAACGGATCCGGATCCGCTTTGTGGGTCTATGTCATATCCAGTATAATCCAGCAAATTAGGATAACCCTTTTCGGATCCTCTTATCCGGTAAACTTTCCCTTGCCAGTCTGCATGAGAAGCAAGAGCCGGCTGTCCTTTTTGCGCCACTCTCGACCCCAAATGCGCCGATACAAGGACATACTCAATTCCACCCTCAACTATGTACTGATTTGTCACTTGCGCCGCCGTCTGATTCATGCTCGTTACCACGCAACACCTAACC